GGTCGCCGCACAAATCATCGATTACGTCCCAGGCGAGCAATGGGATGTTCTTAAGTCCAATTGCTACAGCGGCGGCATGAAAGCGCTTGGCGATGCGATTGCCCGTCTGACCGGCGTTTCCGTCTTTGACAACACAAGCGCGGGCCGGGGTTAGGCATGGCGGCGGTGATCACAGAACGGGACGCCGCCGCGCTCACGCTGGTGGTGCCGATGCCCCCGAGCACGAACAGCCTGTATCGCAACGTGCCCCGGCGCGGACGGGTCAAAACCGATCGATACAAGGCGTGGCTGACCGAGGCGGGATACGCGCTCAACCGGCAATCCAGACAAGCCTTGGTTGGCGACGTGGCCCTGACGATCACTGTAGGGCCGCGCAACCGATCCAGGGATTTGGATAACTGCATTAAGGCCCCCCAGGACTTACTTCAGGCCCACGGCATCATCGCCAACGACTCTCAGGTGATCGATGTCCGCGCGCGGTGGAGCGATGAAGTCAAGGGCTGCCAAATCGACATACGGGAGACGTGACGGATGGGCCAAGTCATCCACCTCCCGACCATAGAAGAACTGGACGCCCGGCAGCCGCTCACACTGCGAACCGCCGCACTCCAAGCATACGAGGACGGAATCACGGCGGCATGGCGAGCCTATGACCGCGCGGAACCGGGCCAGCAACGGGGCGCGGACATGCTCCATGGCAAGCGAGACGCCTGGCTGGCCTTCGCGACCGAGGGAACCCGAATGCTTCATGAAGTGGAGATTTGAGATGTTTGATCGAGACAAAAGAGACGCTGAAATCGTTGCCGCATATAAAGCCGGTGCGTCGCCCGTTGCACTGAGCAAAGCCTGGGGGTTACGGCGGGCGGCAATTTGTAAAATTCTTAATGACGCGAGGATTGCGGTTCACGGCAAGGACATCATCCGGCGCTACCAGAAAGGCGAGCGGCCAACCGATATCGCCGCCAGTCTCAAATTCACGCACGGCCAGGTCACTGGTTATTTGAAAGCCAAGAAGGCCCTAAAGCCGAAAATAATAGGCGGCATTGCAGGGCTTAATGACCGAGGCGTCAAGAAAGCCCCGGTGGACTTCGATTGGGGGCGCGGCTTTGGTCGAGACAACGTAGAGCCCGATCCGCGCGAGACGCATGGCCGCATGTGGCATGCCAGCACTCACATCCCCACGGCATCGTCCGCAGACCTAGCGGCGAGGGGTTAGCATGGCGCGCAAATCGTTATCGAAGAAAGCCCGGTTTGAAGTCTTCAAACGAGACAAATTCCAATGCCAATATTGCGGTGAGTCTGCGCCAGACGTGGTTCTCCATGTAGATCACATTCGGCCTGTCGCGGAAGGTGGCGACAACGAGATGATGAACCTTGTGACGTCCTGTGCCGGATGCAACTTGGGGAAGGGCGCCAAGCGCCTTGATGATCATTCCGAAGTTCAAAAACAACGTGATCAAATTGCCGAACTAGAGCAGCGCAGACAGCAGCTTGAAATGATGATGGAGTGGCGATCCGGGCTTCACGACATTGAAGACGATGCCCTATCGCGCCTAAGCGACTACATCGGCGAGCGATGGTTCTATGTCCCGAATGAATCCGGCAAAGCCGATCTCAGAAAATGGATAAAGAGGTTTTCTTTCCAGGAGATCCTTGAAGCGGCGGAGTCGGCGTTTACTGAGATCGCCGAGGTGCAAGGTGAGAGGGTTACCAAAGAGTCTTGGGAGCGCGCCTTCAAAAAGGTGCCGGCGTTCGCGAACGTCAGAAGGCGGCAGAAAGACAAGCCGTATCTTGGCGAACTCTTCTACATCAGAGGCATTGTCCGAAACAGAGTGCGCTGGCGCCAATACGATTGCATGGCGATTACTGAGAGCGCGTTTCTCGCGGGCGTGCCGCTGGACGCTATCGCAGACCTGGCAAGGAATATCGACAGTGTTGATGAATTTGAAGGAGGTTTGGATGACCTAAAGGCCGTCGCTGAGGGGGAGGCGTAGCGATGCCGTCTATCCAGTGGTTCCCCCTCCACATCGAAGATTACCGACGTGACACGCAAGCCCTGTCGACACTCGAGCACGGCGCCTATCTACTACTGATGCATGAATACTATTCCAGACAAAAAGCCCTTCCCGATAACGATCGGAAACTGGCGGGCATAACCAAAATGACTCTTCCGGACTGGCTGGATATCCGGCCCTCTATCGAAGAGTTCTTTCAAGTTGCTGATGGCCTCTGGAGGCATAAGCGCATTGATCTCGAAGTCGAGAAAGCGCAAAGCCTGTCGGACAAGCGTCGCAAGGCTCGCGAAGGTGCCAACAAACAGCCCACAATTGTGGGAACAATTGATAGCACAAATGACCCCACAATTGATGCCCACACGGGCGCGTCACACTTAACACTTAACACTTCCGTTTCTAACGAAACGGGCGTTCCGCCGAACTTGGATGATCCAAAGGATTGGGTTTGGAAGGACGGCCTCGCATGGCTCGCCGAGCAAACGGGGCGAACCCAGCAAGCTATCCGTCCCCAGGTCGGGCGGTGGTGCAAGCAATTTACCGAAGACGCGGTGCAAGCGGTTCTTGTTGCGACGATTGCCCGCAAGGATGGGCCGCCCGCCGATCCAATCTCATGGATTGAGGCTTGCCTGAAGCGCAAGTCGGCTGGTTCGCCCGAGCAATCCACGGGGGGCGAGCGGGAGCGTGATTGGCCGGCGCGCCTGGCCAAATACGAGATGGGTGGTTTCTGGCCGGAAAGGTGGGGGCCGCGTCCTGAAGACCTGTCTCGGAATGATTCTCAAATCCCGATGCCGGTATTAGCCGCTTGGCGAGCCGCGAACCTGTCCGCCGACACCATGAGGGCCGCTGAATGACCAAGCTCCCAACTTTTGCCGTCCCGGATTGCTGGTTCCGGCACGAATTCAGCATTACCCGCGCCTATGGCTGCACCCTTGCCGAGGCAAACGGCATAGCGGAGCCGAAGACGGCTTTTCAGAAGGCTGTGAGCGTCCTCGGTCCGATACGAGCATGGAAGGGCCGCGACGGGTGGATGCTGGACCAGCGGCTCGCCGCGCCTGCGGAATTCATCCGCGCGGCACAGGCGCAAGTCGACTCACGAAACAATCGGATAGCGGAGGAGGAATAGCGATATGGGCAGGAAGTCCGCGAAGCAAAAGCAGAAAAACAAAGCCGATCGCCCGCCCGCTCTCGCATTGGCCGATGTCGGGCCGAAAGAGCGCTATCAGCATGGCGACGTAATCGAGAGGCGCGAAACCATTCAGGCCGGCGTGAAGGGCGCGAGGGTGCTCACGGTATCCATGATCGACCGCTACCGGCACAAGAAGCAAATCACGGTCAAGCAATCGGACGCGGCGCTAAAGCTGCGGGCGGATTGGGAGATGGCGGGCCGTCAAATGGCGGTGACCGGCACCTATGGCCAGGCGGGGCAGGGCAATCCCGAGATGTCTGACATGGCCGCGCTGGCGAGTGCTCGTTATGTGAAGGCCACGCGCGCCGTTGGTGTCGAGCTATCGCCGATCCTGGTTCACGTCGCCTTGCTGGACGGCAGCGCATCGGATTGGGCAAGAGGGCGCGGCGACATCCCGCAATCGGGCATCGCGGTACTACGTCTAGCGCTTGATGCATTAGCGAGACACTATGGGTTGACATAGCGTGATGCTGAGTGGCATACTTTCGTCAGTGTCCAGTGGTGACACAAAAATCAACCCGCTCCCGAGCAATCGGCGGCGGGTTTTTGATTCCCGCTCTGAATCAGGCGCAACCTGGTAGTAGGAGCCACCCGGCGGGGTTTCGGCCCCGTCCTTCAATTCAAACGTCCTGGCACGGACACAACGACGCTATGGGGCGATGCCAGCCCCGCGCTTCCCGGCGACGGAAAACGCAAACAGCCATCCAGCGGGCTGAGGCAGGATGGGTTGGGGGATGTTCCTGGCCGGCGTCGTCTTGCGGGGTAGCGCCCCCAAAGGTGTACGCGCCCCGCTCCAGACAACCGGCGTAATGGATGACTCATGCAAGTCCACAATGTTTGGCCCAAAGACACAAAAAAAGATAATCCTGAATGGTCTCGATTGGTCCGCCGTCGACCATTCAATGCCAAACCCAAGCAAAGGTTTTCTATCGAGTGCAAGGCGAAAAAAATATCACGAGAAAAGCGGGCGAGAGAGTTGGGGTGGACCGAGAAGAGCGAAGCCGTGCGGCGCCAGGGCGGCAAACTCGCGCTAAGTGAAATCAACGCAAAGAAAAACCCGGCGCTCGCGTTGGAAAGCACTTTCCTCGATCGGCGGGAAGCAAACGGATAGCGGCTCGGATCAGTTTTTTAGAGACTCGCCCCGGAATGACCCGGAGCAGTCCAAGCGCCTGGGATCTTAAACAAGGTCCACCGTCAACCAGGCGTGAGGGATATGGAGAGCGACATGAACGGCACGGAACGAAGCGGTATCGAGGGCGCAAGAGATATCCGGAATTAGGTAGCAAACGCACCTAGTCAACAGGCGTGGGCTCTTGGCTAAAAATTTGACCCAAGCCCCATAGAGATTAATTTGCTGGATGATCTGTTTTCATCGAAGGATGTCCTTCCTCTCCCCGAAAATGATCCTGAAAAGAGTTACCAGGTCCGACGAGACTTTCTCCGACGGGAGATGTTGAGACATGCAAAGAATTTTTGAGAAATTTGGCCCTATATTTGCCGCCGTCGCGTGTTTTTGTGCTTTGTATTTTGAACGTGAGATTGTGCTTGATCTGTTTGATCGGCACCAGCTGCAAACCGACGGACTGTATACCGCGATTTTTGATTGGTCGGCGATTCAGACAGGCTTTCTGTTCGGAGTTTACGGTTTTATGGCCAGTAAACGCGACGGGTTCATTGGGGAAATTAGGGAAACCTATGCTATGGCATGGTTTCTCTCGTACATTAAGCGGGCAACTTTCATCGGATTTATTTTAACATTTTCATCAATTCCTTTGATTATCATTTCGCCAAAGGTAGGGGTGGAGCACAATCAAAGCTTTGTTTGGGTGGCGGGCTGGTTCTCCCTTTTCATTTGGGCCTTTCTGGCCTTTGCCAGGGTCGCGTATATTTTTGGGTTAATGGCCCGCATCAAAGACAAGGAAGACCTTGGGGCGTAGGTGGCATCCCGTTCAATCTTCTAGCCGAACGGCACGCTGTTCACCCTGACGGCAGCGGCAGCGATGAACCACCCGGTTAGCCGGAAGTGGAAGGGGTATTGGCAGCGATGACTAATTGGGTTGAGACGACCCCGGTGCCGATTCCTGCACCTCGTCCAAGTTTGAAAGCCATTCGATTAGCGCCGGAATTGAAATTCCCTCAAGGGAAAGGTCTAGTTCTGAGTTTCCATCCAGTTCAAGAGTCAGGACCGGAACCCCTTCCGTCGATACTGCGCCACGCAGGCTCGTGACTTTCGGGGGGCTTGCGAGCCAGAATGCGCGACGATCTAACCCCTTAAGGCTGGATAATTGAGCCTTTTGGGCGACCCCCATCTCTCTCAATATGCCGGAGATCAAATTAGACCATTGGGTTCCGCGAATCCTGATGGATGCTTCGGTGCCGTCTTCACCGCGGAAGAAAATCTCTGAATCCTCGCCAGTTTGCGAATGGCGCGATCTCATGCTTTTTAGGGCCATAAGGCGTCTCCCATGGGCCGGGATGAACCAAATAGCCCTGGAGTACATCGGGCATCCTCGCACCGAGGCGCTGGTCGAAGAATATCGCGCGAAGATCGCGGGTGAGTGAGGGGCTGGTAAGCCCAAGACTTCAATCGTTTGAAAGGAAGCAACATGCTTTCCCAAGTAACGTATATCGAGCGCGCCGACGACGAGCCGCTGATTTTGAAGGGCGCTCTATCTGAGGGGCAAGTCCTGGAGGCGGCAATCGACGCCACAAGCTACCGGCATTTCGGATGCACGGCCAATGGCGGCAGCCAGTCAATCCCCATCGAGGCCATCGACCGCCAAGCGCTGGGAGTGGTCGAGGAACACGCGCCGACGAAGCGCCGGGGCCGGAAGAGGGTTGAAGCGCCTGATGGTTGATGCGTGGGATGGGGGCGAAATTGATAAACTTGCCCGCGACTTGTTTGGGCTCCCGCTTTGGATGCGCGCGAGGATCGTCGAGACTGGCCAGCAGGTTCGCCGGTGTAAGTCCGTGACCTTCGCCCCTCTTGACGACACGCCAAATCGCTACGACACAACCGTGACGGTGACGTTCCATGGCTGGGCGTAAACCTGCGGGTACAGCCAAAAGGCAGCTTCCGAAAGCGATGGAGGCTCATCAGTTCAAGCCCGGCCAATCCGGCAACCCAAAAGGGCGCGGCAAAGGCGTTCGCAACAAGCTAGGCGAGGCGTTCTTGGAGGCCCTCCACGAGGACTTCAACGAGCATGGCGCCGACGCGATCGTCAAATGCCGCCAGGACAGCCCCGTTGCTTACGTCAAGGTCTTGGCCAGCATCTTGCCGAAGGATCTCAATGTCACAATCAACCCGTTGGAAGAACTGACAGATGCCGAGCTTATCGAGCGGATCGGAGAACTCCGGGACGCCGTTGACTCCGCTCTTGGTGGAACTGGCGCGGCTGCAGGCGGAACGGAAGAGGCGACTAGACACTAACCTTCTCGCCCGATACCGGCCTTATTCCAAGCAGAAAGATTTCCACCACGAGACGGTCCGCGAGCGGCTGTTCATGGCGGGCAACCAACTCGGGAAGTCCTGGGCGGGGGCTTTCGAGTGCGCGATCCACCTGACTGGGAAGTACCCGGATTGGTGGGAAGGCAAACGCTTCAAAAAGCCTGTGATTGGCTGGGCGGCGGGAGAGACGGGCGAGGTTGTCCGCGACACCATCCAACGGTTGCTGTTGGGCCGCGTTGAGCCCTGGGGGACGGGGGCGATCCCGCAGGCGGATGTGATCAGCGCTGATTCCGCTCTCGGCACGCCAGGTTTGAAGGGCGTCATCAAGGTTCGTCATGTGTCGGGCGGTGAAAGCCAATTAACGCTGAAGTCGTACAATCAGGGGCGGGAGAAGTTCCAGGGCGAAACGCTCGACTTTTGCTGGTTTGATGAAGAGCCGCCGATTGACATCTTCACCGAGGGGCTGACGCGCACGAATACGACGCAAGGGCCGATTTGGATGACGTTCACGCCGCTCAAAGGTATGTCCGATGTTGTGGTGAGGTTTTTGATGGAGGAAAACCCTGACCGCTCGGTTACTCAGATGACCATCGAGGACGCCGAGCACTATTCGCCGGAACAGCGTGAGAAGATTATCGCCAGCTACCCAAAGCACGAACGGGAAGCCCGGACGAAGGGCGTGCCGATTATGGGCTCGGGTCGCGTCTACCCGATCCCGGAAGAGGAAATCACCATCGCGCCGTGCCCGATCCCGCCGCATTGGGCGCGCATCGTGGGCATGGATTTGGGCTGGGATCACCCGACAACCGCCGTTTGGCTGGCGTGGGACAAGGACACGGATACGATTTACGTCACGGACGCCTATCGTAAGAGTGAGACTGTCCCAGCGATGCACGCGGCGACGATCAAGGCCAAGGGTGGTTGGATGCCGGTGGCCTGGCCTTCGGACGCTGGGAGCCACGGCAGGGACGGCGCAACGCCGCTTGTCGAGCAGTATCGCGGCCACGGGTTGAAGATGCTCAAGGACCGCGCGCAATTCGATGACGGCGGCGTGTCCGTCGAGGCCGGCCTCATGGAGATCCTGGAAAGGATGGAAACGGGGCGGTTTAAGGTGTTCGCTCACCTCAATGAGTGGTGGGAAGAGTTCCGTATCTATCATCGCAAGGACGGCAAGATCGTTAAGGAACGCGACGACTTGATGGATGCGACCAGATACGCGGTGATGATGAAGCGCGAGGCCAGGACGAAGCCGGCACCTCACAAGCCCATCAACGTCAATACAAGCTGGGTCGAGTAACGCACCCATTCCAAAGAGGTTGCAAATGTCTCAAGCACTAGCTGTCCGCGTTGCGCGGCTGGATCAATCCCTCACGGCTGCGCTTGATCTGATCTCGGATCTCCGTGCGAAGTCTGCCGCTCTCGAAGAGCGCATCGAGGATCTGGAAACGCGGCCAGCCGATGTTTCTGGGGCGGTCGTTGAAATCATGCCCCGCAAGCGCGGGCGCCCGAGAAAGCTGGCCAATGTCTGATTCATCCCGATCCGATAGCAAGCTTAGGGCGGCGTTATCGTCGCAACTGCGCTCGGCTATTGGGTATGACAATGACGAGCTGTCGTCCGAACGCGCCACCGCTTGGCGTTATTACATGGGCGAGCAATCGACCCTGCCGAGCATTCCGGGACGATCGAAGGTCATGTCCCGTGACGTTTACGAGACGGTCGAAACGGTCATGCCCTCGCTTGTCCGGGTGTTCTTGGGCACGGACCAGGTGTTCCGATTTGAGCCCGAGGGAGAAGAGGACGAAGAAGCCGCGCAACAGGCGACGGATTACGTGTCGTGGTTGATGCGGCGCAACAACAATTTTAGGCAGTGTTTCGACTGGATCAAGTCGGCATTGATTTACAAAAACAGCGCGCTGCACGTCTGGTGGGAGGAATCCGAAACCGAAGTTACCGAGGAATACACCGGCCTTAGCGTTGATGAGATGACGGAGATCGTCAACGACGAGAGCGTGACGGTTGAAGAGATTGAAGAGTACCCGGCGGAGGTTGAAATGCCCGCCGAGCCGCAAATGCCACCGCAGCCGCAAATGCCACCGCAGCCGATGGGGCCGGATGCTGGCGGCATGCCTCAAGCGCCGATGCCGGGGGATGTTGGCGGGGTTATATCGATGCAAGGGCCGACGATGCTCTTTGACATCAAGATCCGCCGCGTCAAAACCAGCGGCGAAATCAAGATGGAGGCTCTCCCGCCCGAAGAGTTCTTGACCAACAGCCGCGCCAAGTCTTTGGAAGACGCGCGCATGGTGGCCCGGCGCACGCGGGTATCGAAGAGCGACTTGTTGAAGCGCGGCTATGACGAGACGGAAGTCGAGAGCCTGAGCGCCGACGATGATCTGTATGAGGAAACCGAAGAGCGGTTTGACGACCTCGAATACGATGACGACAACGACGCCACGGATGCGGCGGCGCAACTGTGCCGGATCTATGAGGTCTATATCCAGTTCGATTATGACGGCGACGGCGAGACCGAATGGCGGCGAGTGGTCATGGGCAACGGTCCGGACTCTCCGGTTATTTTCGAGAATGACAAGCACGAGGGATTGCTTCCGTTCTGCGAGCTAACGCCGATCATCCTGCCGCATCGCCGCATCGGGCTGTCAATGGAGGACGGGTCGCGAGAGGTCCAGCGGTGGAAGTCGACCTTGCTGCGGATGATGATGGACGGGCTTTATCACTCCGTCTTCCCGCGCAAGATCGTGGACATGAACCAGATCGAGCCGGAGTTCTTCAATGACGTGTTGAACCAGGCGCCGGACGCCATCATCCGCGCCAAGGGGCCGAACGCGATCGTGCCGCTCCAGACGACATGGGAAGGCCAGCGCGCCTTTCCGATGCTCGAATATGTTGATGGTCAATTGGTCCGCCGAACCGGCGTCACCCCGATGGGGCCGGATCTTAATCCGAACGCATTGCAGCCGGAGACGGCGGAGAAGGTCCGCGAGGATAGCAATCAGGGCCGCGAGCGAACCGAGCTTATCACGCGCGTGTATGCGGAGACGGGGTTCAAGCAACTGGCCCGGTTGATGCTCCATCTCGTGACCAAGCACCAGGACAAAGAGCGGATCATTCGCCTTCGCGGCAATTGGGTGCCGATGGACCCGCGCTCGTGGAACGCGGGTATGGACATCAAGGTGTCTGTTGGCTTGGGAACCGGCAACCGCGATCAGCAGATGCAGCGCTATATGGTGATCGCTCAGAAGCAGGAGCAGATCCTACAGGTCGCGGGGATGCAAAACCCGCTGGTCACCATGAGGAACTATTACAACACGTTGGAGAAGATGGTCGAGGCGGCGGACTTGCCGGACGTTGATATTTTCTTCACCGACCCGGACAAAAACCCGATGCCGCCGCAACCGCCGGGGCAAGATCCGAAGGTGGTTGAGGCTCAGGGCAAGATGCAAATGGAGATGCAGAAGCTCCAAATGCAGCAGCAAATGGACGGCCAGAAGATGCAAGCCGAAGCGGCCATGGCGGAGAAGAAATTACAAGCCGATTCCGCTCTTACCGCTCAGAGGCTCCAGGCGGAACAGCAGATCAAAGCTCAAGAGGCTCAGCGCAACGCGGCGATGCAAGAGCAGCAGTTCCAGCAACAGTTGGAACAGCAACGCGCGATCGAGGGCATGAAGTTGGAGGCCGCCGAGCGCCAGGCCGAGCGCGCCCATCAATTGGATGTCCAGAAGATGACCATTGATCAGCAATTCCGCGAGCGGGAGCTGGTGATGGAGGCCGAATTGGAACAATTGAAGATGGCTGCCGGTTCGCGTGACGGTAACGCTAACATCAATGTGAGCGACTAAGATGCAGTTCGCACGAGTTTACAACACCGCTTTTGGCCCCGTGCCGCTGGGAGAGTGGATTTCAAAAGTCCCTATGACCAAGGCTGGGCGACCTGATCGCCGGACCAGGATCGGAAAATCCGCGATTTTGTTTTTCGAAAAAATTGATAGCGAGGCGCAGAGGGTTTGGGATCAAGGCGGGGACATGGACTCATGCGATATCGGGCTAGTGGGGCCAGGATCGTCGCATGCCGCCCCGCATTGTTAGAAAGCACTCGATTGTCCGGTGGGGAGAAATGAGAGAGGCGGCGTGATGGATGAATCCATTTTAGATATTTTGCGCCGAGCGAGCCTATATGGGCGGGCGGATGCAAGCGGGGGGATGAGTGACGACGTTAGAAGCCTTTATCTTTCAGGGCTTCTCGGTGCCCAGGCGCCGGCAGGTGGCGGGCTGCTTAGTGCTGATGTTGGTGCCGGGTATGGCATGGGAAGGGCGGTGGGCGATGATTACGATGTCCGATGGAACGGCGGCGGCATAAACAACTTGGGTCTTGGATTCTCGCATCCAAAATATGGGAATTTTCGCATGGAAACCGACCCGCGTTTTGACGGCGCGATGCTTCGATATACGCATAAATTCTAAGGCCTGACATTGATCTACTTCATGATTGAAAACCGTGACCGGGAGTTATGGTCCCGGCTTCTGGTGGCGTCGGCGCTGCATGATTGGGGGATATCAAGCATCATCGGAAGCCAGCGGGTTTTGGCGCCGAACCTTGAATCGCTCCCGGTGGGATGTGTCGTGTTCAAGGGCGAAAACAAGGCCATGCGCGGATGGATGGAGACGGCAAAGCGGGCCGGCCACAACATCGCGGTGATGGACGAAGAAGGGCTGGCGGTTCGGTGCCCGGTGCATTTCCGCAAGGATATATTGCGATGCCTGCCGGTCGACGTGACCTATGTCGCCAACGAGTGGCAAGCCGAACACGCGATAAATGGCAAATGGACGGGCAATCCAAGGTTGGATTTGCTTAAAAAGCCAGAGATTTACGGCGAGCCCGATCGATCAGGGTATCTGCTGGTCAACACCAACACCAGCGGGGCCAACCCCCGAGGCGGCGACATCAAGGCCTATCACGCCATGTGTGTTTCGGCGGGGTTCTTTGATAACCGCGAGGATTTCATCGCTCATATCGAGCACGATTGGACGTGTATCAGGAAAGTGCGAGAGTTTATTGAGGCATACGACGGCGAGGTGGTGATCAGGCCGCATCCCGGCGAAAACCCGGACCCGTGGCTAAATCTATATCGAGGCGACCCGAGAGTTCACGTCGCCGTTACCGGCAACCACGTTCAATGGATGCGGGGCGCGCGCTGTGTCTTGCACACGGGCTGCACGACGGCACTTGAGGCGGCGCATATGGGCGCGCCTTCGGTATCTCTGTTGGCGGGTGATCACGATGACACTGTTTTCGCGACGAACTATCCCCCTTTCCCAGCTACCGCCGACATCGGCGAGGCGCTTGATTTGGTCGAAGCCGCCGAGGTGCCGGGCGTGGATAGCGACGGCGAGGCGCACAAGCGGATTGCGGCGGATCTTGTCCCGCGTGCTGGCGAGAGCCGAGCGGTGGAGTTGGCATATACGGCGGTCTCGGGCGTGGACCCGTATTTTCTGAGCAAGGCGAAGATGGGGTTGAACGACCTTCGTGATTTTTGCGGCAAGTGGGGCTTGGACCTGCCGATCCGCGAAATTGGTGACAGCGTTTTCGGAATTGGAGCATTGTGATGGTCAAAGAAAGCATTTCGGCGGGCGGTCGGCGGTTTACGCAGGCGGCGGACACATATGATGAGGCGTTAGCCAAAGCCAATCGAAATTTTGACGAAATATACTCGTTTTTCGGCGACGGCACCACCCTCGGCACGGTCACGACCGTCGATATTAACGGCGGGACGATTGACGGGGCTACGATCGGCGGGGCGACTCCTGCGGCTGGTACGTTTACTACGCTATCTTCAACAGGAATCCTTGATATCACGACGAACAACACGGCGTTTCGGCTGAAGGATAGCGCGGGGACGATGATCCCAACGCTGTCCCTGAGTGCGTCGAACCAACTGCTGTTCGGCACCAACAGCGCGCCCGCGTCAAACGGCGACCTCATTTTCATGCGTGCTAGTACAGAACGCATGAGACTAGATGGCACGGGTTTTGGCATCGGCGCTTCAGCACCGCAACAAATGCTTCATGTCCGCAACGACAGTGCTGGAGCACAGGCGAGCGGCATGCTGTTACAGAACCGTAGTGCGACCACTGGGTCGGCTATCGGTATCGCGTTCATCACTACCACGCAGGATTTCTCTGACAATCGGTATAGCTGGTTCGGTAAAGAGCTACAGGGAGGCGGGTCAAACGACTTCATCTGGAAAACAGCGATTGGAGCCGCTCCCGCAGAAAGAATGCGCTTGTCTAACGCTGGCGTGTTGACGGTGCAGAGTGATCTTGTTTTGGCGACAACTAGAACTCCCGCGTCCGCATCAGCGACCGGGACGACCGGAACCGTCGCGTGGGACAGTTCTTATATGTACGTTTGTACAGCAACAGATACGTGGCGGCGCGTAGCACACGCCACATGGTGATATAAAGGAGATTTATGGTGGCTGTTGAATTCACATGGCAAGTTGAAAAGGCTGAAACCCGGCTGTCCTATGCGGGGCTGGCTGATGTGGTCGATAAGGTCCATTGGCGCTTGGTCGGAACGGATTCCGCGACCGGGGAAGCCGCGTCCGAATATGGGGAAATTCCGCTCGATCTTGACGCGATAGACCCGGCGACCTTCATGACCAAGGCTCAACTGGAAGCCGACCCAAGCATATTGATCGGCTGGGCGACGGCGCTGATCAACGCGACCGCGCCCGACGCGATCCCCGCGATGAAGGCCCGCATCACCGATCGCATCAACGAAAAGATCGCCCCGACAGCCGGCTCATTCGGCGCGGGGCTCAGTGTCGACGACAGCCTGATTGGAGCTTGAAATTGATCACCCCCGAAATCGCTAATTCCGCCATCGCGCTGATCAACCGCGCGCAGATCTCCGGAGCCGAGGCCGAGGCCGCCGTCCAGGTAAAACAAGCGATCCTAGCCGCCGCGCAACCCAAGGATACCGATGATGAACAAGAAACTGGCGAGTATCAGGGGAAGCGACCTAACGGCAAGCGGTCTCGCGCCAAGTCGTCACCCGCTTGATGTCCCGATCTGGCGGGATGGACACCACGCAATTGTCCAAAACCGTTGCATGGCACGACGATGAACAGGAGATGGTGCTTTTTTCCATCCCGACCACGGCGGCGTCTGGCGAGCCGGGGATCACGGCGGGTATCGATTGTGAGAACCATAGGAGCGTACAATGGGCGGATTTAACCAGGTCCTCGATCGGAACGCCAAGACGCCCCTTGTATTTCAAGCGGGGTGAGCGATGGGCTTGCTTGACGATAGACAGAGCGGGTTGTTGGCGATGCAGCACAACATCGACCCGCGATACAAGGCGGCGGCGCGAGCCCCGGCGGCTCAGGTGTTGCGCGGACTTCTAGCCCCGCAACAGTTGGCCGAGATGGCGCTGGCGTTTGCCCCTGGATCTGGCGACGCGATGGCGGTTCGCGATGGGCAACAGAATTTCGCGGACATGCGGAAGTCTATCGAGGGCGGCGACTACGGCAAGGCCGCGTCCGATGCGATATACGGCACGACGGCCTATGCGTCGGCGTTGCCTGTGTTGGGGGCGGCGATTCCGCATTTCGGGGGGATGGTCAAGGCGGTTCGCGGGGCGGGGAAGGCTGCGGATCTGCCGATGGACGAGGCGTCGAGGATGGCGCGGGCGGATGAGCATTTCCCGGTTGAGGCGTTCCACGGGACCAACAAGGATTTCCCCGAGTTTGGGGCGCGCGGAAGCGCGACAAAGGCAAAAAGCGCGAAGAAGGCATATTGGTTCGTTGAAGACCCGAAAAGCGCGGGCGGGTACGCAGATAATGCGGCAGATTCAGACGTTCAAAAATTGATTGATGCGTCACAAGCCGCCGAGCGTAGGGGCGAATGGGACAATGCCAATTCATTGATGGTGCAGGCGGAAAAATTGGAACAGTCCACACCGCATCGCGGGCAGAGCGTGATTCCGGCGCGACTTGGTGGGAACCTAAAAGAAGTTGATATGGATGGCGTCCAATATGACCCCGACGATGTGAACTTGTCGGAGATATTGGACGGCGCGAAGTCAGAGGGTTTTGATGGTGTGAAGCTCATGAACTTCTCCGATGAGGCGGGATACGGTCAATATAATCCGACCACCCATTATGCCGTTTTCGACCCGAAAAACATCCGCTCTCGCTTCGCCAAGTTCGACCCGAAAAACCGGAACAGTCGCGACCTTCTGGCCGGCGTGGCTGGCGCTGGGCTCTTAGCGGCACCTGTCGCCCGCGGGATGCTCGCGGACGATCAGCAGCCTTATTGACCCTGTTAAGCGGCCCGCTCAAAGGAGACGACAATGCCTCGTCCTGACACCATGACAATCCCCGGCGCGGGGACGATGACCCGGCGCGGGCCTTCGATGATGCCCGGAACGAGCATCTGGCCCGAGTGGCAAAAGGGGCTCCTGTCCGACAAGCAAATGAACGAGGTCATGCCGCATTTCGCGGGCGGCATTTATGGCGAGGGCGGATACCAGGTGCGAACGCCAGCCAACCCGCAGTCTTTCGGGCTTCTCGGCGCGGGCGACCCGAGCGTCTGGGGCGGCACGGCGGCGGAAAACATCATGGCCCAGCCACAACCGGCGCAATCAATGCAGCCGGTCCAGTCACAAGGCCTGCTGGCCCAGCCCACGGGGCAAGGCGGCGGGGGACTGTTATCGAACACGCCAAGCGGCCAAGCCCAGGCGATGCCGATGGGGCAAATGCAGGGGAACCCTTCGGGGGCGCGCTCGGGCGGGCTCGACTACTTAAGCCAATTGCCGCCCGAGATGATTTCGGCAAGGATGTCGCAAGGGCAACCCCAAGGCATGGACCCGATGGCGGGCAATCAAATCCGCCCTGTCACGCCGTCCGGCATTTGGGACAACAACCCCGACCCGAGCGCGACAGGCGAAAAGCCAGCCGAAGGCGGCGGCGCTTACACCCTGCAAGACCTAATGTCGTATGAGGCGGCGTTGCGCGGCGCGAATTTCGGTAACCAAGATCCGATCTCGGCGTTTTCGATGTTCAAGGATGCGGGCGGCGGCACCTTTGACGTGGATTATTCCACGCCTTACAGCGGGCAGGTTTTCGGAATGAACGGCTCGCCGATCCATGAATTCAACCGGCTTGATACGGGGGAGCCGTATTCCCCCGCTTCCCGCAACGAGATCATCCGGAATCGACTCTCCGGCATTGACGAAAGCCGATAGCATGACCGATGAAGACGCCAAGCGTCAGCTAGAAGAGCAACAGCGCGCGGGTGAAGAGGCCCAGCGCATCCTTGGGAGCGATTTGTTCAACAAGGTGTTTGACGATCTTCGCGAGCTTTACATCCGCGATGCGGTCAGCGCTCAGGAAGCGACCGCGAGGCTGGATCGCCTGAAAGCGGTCGAGGTTCTTGAACACGTTCGGGGCGCGCTTGGCGCGGCTTTGATGGCGGGCAAGGCTTCTCAAGCCATGCTCGGGCACAACCACGAGGTCGTCTAACAAGCGTCTAACAAGAATTCCCTGCATTGACAGGGGTTAGTCGGCGTCCTTCGGGGCGCTTTTTTCATTTGCGGTAGCGCCCGAGGGCGTCGCAAGGAGGTTGAAAATGGCAGTTGTCGGTAGCGCCTCACCAGGCGTCGATGACCTTAATCTCGACGGTTTCGAGGCGTTCGCGTCTCAGGAATTGGACGCCGAAGACGGCATCAATCGAGAGCAAGACACCGAGACGGTTGATGGTCCTTTCGAGGGTAGCCCAGAGGCCGACGAGGGGGCAGAAGAGCAGCCAGAAGGCGATGACGCCGAAGGTTCTGAAGCCGAGGACGAGGAATCGTCCGAATCCGAAGACGATGCGACTGAAGCCGAGGGCGAAGAGAGTCCAGAACAGGCCGAGGGCGATGACCTTGAAGACTTTGTCGAATGGGAACATCCCGTCCACGGCCCGATCCGGGTAGCTCTTGACGAACTCCGTGACGGTTACATGCGGACCGAGGATTACACGCGGAAAACCACGTCGTTGAGTGACGAGGCCCGCGCACTCCAGAACCGCGCGCAGGAATGGGAGCGGGTAAAGGATCAAGAGCTGTTGTTTCTGCAGGCAAATGCGCCTCAGAAACCGCAATGGGATTCGGATGATCCAATCGGATCGGCTGAAGCTCAGCACCAGTATGAAGCTGTGATGCAACAGCGCGCCGCTTTCTTGCAACAGCATGAACAGCGACACGCCCACGCTCAGGCTCAATACGCCGCCGAACAAGCGGCCTTGCTGCCCCGACGTATCCCCGAGTGGGCAACGCCGGAAGTGGCAAGCCACGAAAAGGCGGGTGTGCGAAGCATGCTTTTGTCATCCGGATACACCGAGGATGAGATTAACGGTCTAGCTGATAGCCGGGCCGTGGTCATCGCTCGCAAAGCGTATCTTTATGACCAGCATGTGGCGTCCCAAAAGTCCAAGGTTGCCCTCGCGAAGAAAAAGGTGGCCGCAAAGCCCCCGGCTCCCGTGAGGTCGACGGAAACCGCTCCGAAGCCAAGACCCGATTCCAGGAAAGCGCGCCTTGTGAAAGCACACCGCCAGAAGGGCAGTGCTGAATCAATGGCGGACATTCTCATGGCTGACATGATGAAGTAACCCTTCGGCGGAGGACATAAGGAGCCTTGAAATGGCTGTCCCCTCCGGAACGACTACCACGTTCGACCTCACGGGCGTTCGTGAAGACCTGAGTAACTTGATATTTAACATCTCACCAACGGAAACTCCCGCAGTGAGTAACATGAAGAAGGGCACCGCAACCAACACCTACCATGAGTAAATAGCTTGCTCATGTAAAATCTGGCTATATGCTGGGAAGCCCTTAGAGCCCGTGAGCCTAAACAGTAGTTGGAAACGACAAGCTGCATGGTTTGAACAGTCACGGGATTGGGTAATCAGCAGGGAAGGCCGCTAAATCTTCGGACAAGCGGAACCCTCAGAGGCTAATACGCCAGACGCGCCACTTGTGGCGTGATGATAGAGTCCGACCTTGCGGGAAACCGCAAGAGGTGCCGAAGTGAAGTAGGCGCCCGCCACGAAAGTGGTCAGTAGAGGCCGGGAGTCCTCGAAAGTAACAGATTGGGCAAACCGACTCCCTCGCCGCCGCCGCGTCGAATTCTCATCTCGACGGCGACGATTCGAGCCCGAATACCATTCAGGCGACTTCGCGCCTTGGCAATTATACGCAAATCCTGAAGAAGACCGTCCAGGTTTCCGGCACTTCCGACGCCGTGACCAAGTCCGGTCGAGCGAAGGAAATCGCGTATCAGTTGTCTAAGAGATCGAAGGAGCTGAAGCGCGATCTTGAGCTTTCGGTGACGCAGAACAGTGCCGCGGTTGCCGGCAGTTCCGCGACGGCTCGCGCCATGGCCGGCATGGAAACGTGGATCGCGTCCAACAAGGACAATTATACCGACGGCACCACGCCGGTAACGTCCTCGGGCGCTGCCACCACGGCTCCGACCGACGGCACCACCGTTCGGACCTTGACCGAGGCTCAACTGAAGACCGTTCTTGCTTCGGCTTGGGACTCGGGCGGCGATCCGTCGACCTTCATGGTGGGCTCGTTCAACAAGCAGCAGGCTTCGACCTTCTCCGGCATCGCGACGTTGTATCGCGATACCGCGCCGAAGGTTGGCCAGACGCAGATCATCGGCGCCGCCGATGTCTATGTGTTAAATTCCGGCACCCTCGCGGCGTAACCCGCGAGTGCAAACCAGGTGAATTGCTGGGACACCCTAACGAGTGATGTCGAGGGCAATCAGCAGCCAAGCCCCGGTGGGGAAGGTTCAACGACCATCCGCGAGGAGTAGGGCCAAGTGGTCCGAAGCGCCTGGCGCCCGAACCCGGTTGGGAGGGCGATGATATGGTCTCATCTGCATGGAGACATGCAGCCGCGAAAGCGGGCACGGCTTAACGCCCCGTGTCGAAGATAAATACGGATTTCGGTCAGCTTGCGATCGTCCCCAACCGCTTCATGCGCGGTCGGACGGGCTTGGTGGTCGATTGGGATTACTGGAAGTTGTGCCCGCTGTCTGGGCGTTCGTTCAAGCAGGAGCGCTTGGCGAAGACCGGTGATTCCGAGAAGCGCCACATTCTAGGGGAATATACCCTTGAATGCTGCAACGAGGCCGCAAGCGGTAAGATCGCGGACCTCGCCGTAGCTTAGGGGTACACCCTACGGCTTGACGAAAGTCATTACCTCCGGCACCATTGGAGTATCGAAATCGGTGCCGGAGGTTTTTATGGATAAGAGTTGTTTGGAAGAATTTTGTGATGGCCGCGCGGTGGTTCGTGGGCTTTGCTCGCGGCATTACCGCCGCCTTCAACGAGGTGGGCGCTTGGATGAGGCCCCGCCAACAGCCGGCGTGCGGAACTTGGCGGCGGGCGTTGATCTATCGCATATCAAAAAGCCGTTGGCCGAACGGTTTTGGGCCAAGGTGGATGTTCGAGGGCCGGGCGAGTGTTGGGCGTTCACCGGCAGTCCTGGGATGCATGGATACGGGGTAATTCGTGACAAGAACAAACAGCGACGAGCGCACCGCGTATCATATGAATTGTCGAAGGGAGAAATCCCGGAAGGGATGGTGGTTTGTCATTCCTGCGATAACCCGCCTTGTGTGAACCCGAACCATTTGTTTCTGGGGACAGTTCAAGCGAACAACAGAGACATGGATAGAAAGGGGCGCCGAAATGTGGCCCGAGGCAGTGACAGGCGTGGGTCAAAGCTGACGGACGACTTGGTGCGTGAGATTCGAGCAAGCCATGAATCCAACAGAGAGTTGGCCGCGCGTTTCGATCTTCATATGAACACAATATACAATGTTCGCATTCGTAGAACGTGGCGGCACGTCGCTTAGCTTCATCTAAATTTTGTGAATGGGCGGGGGGCTTCGGCCCCCCGTTTCCTTTGGAGAAATCATGACCGACAAACGCTTGATTGATATCGATCCGTTGACCGGGATTCAGACGTGGTACGTCAATGAATCCACCGACGGGGAGCAATTCCAGGTCCACGAAGTCCAGGACGTGGCCGGCATTCTAGAGGCTAACAAATACCAGGCCAACGAGGATCACGGCGGATGGAGTGAAAGCCGAGATTTTCGCAAGGTCGGCACCATCCCTCTCACGATTATCCAGCAATGGAAAACCGAGAAGGGCATCGACGTTTTCAACAAGGACCATTGGCCGGCGGTCAAGCGGCTGCTGAACGATTCCGATTGGCGGCATTTGCGGAGCGCCCATTGGAACGTATGATCCAAGCGCGCCAGTTGGTCGAGGCGGGTGACCCGACCGGCGCGTTGAGCCTCTATGAGAGTTATCTGAACGATCACCCCAATGACGCCGAATGCCTGTATTGCATGGGGGCGGCGCTGTTCGACCACGGCAACCTCGGCGTTGCGTTTCAAATGTTCCAGCAATCGATGCGGATCGCGCCTGAAAAGGCGGCGCCGCACAATGGGATTGGCCGATGCCTCTATGCCTGGCATCAGCACGAGCAAGCGGCTGAATTCTACGCCAAGGCTCTTGAACGAGACCCGGATTACAAATTCGCGCTATCGAACATGGGCACCGTTCTTCACTCGATGGGGCGGCATGACGAGGCGCTGGAATTTTACCACCGCGCCATTGAGATCGACCCGAATTCCCCCGACACGCTCGGCAATCTGGGCATGGTCTACATGACCAAGGGGGATTGGGAAAACGGCTGGCGCTGCATGCATTCCCATGTGGGGCAGCCCGAGCGTCCCGAGCGGTTTTTCGGCGACGCGGAGATGTGGATCGACGGCGGCTTCGACCGGCTAGTTGTCTATGGCGAGCAAGGCGTTGGGGATGAGGTTTATTTTGCCGCCCTGCTACATGAATTGGAGGGGCGCGATGTCGTTCTGGAAACCAACCCAAAGCTAGCTGGGTTGTTTCAAAGATCGTTCCCATGGCTGAAGGTTCGCGGCACTCGATATCAGGCTGATAAGCCCTGGCTGGCGGATTTCAGCCCGACGCATAAGATCCCGATTGCGTCCTTGCCGATGCATTTCTGGGACAAGCCGGACGATTGCCCGCGCAAGCCGTATCTGACCGCATGCCCCGAGCGGCGGAAGATGGCGCGGGCGCTTTTGGATGATTTGCCGGGGCGGAAAATCGGGCTGGCCTGGACAGGCGGCTTTGCGAAGGGCGCCGGATACGAGAGGCAGGTTGATGCTCAGTGGCTATTGGAGAAATTGGGGGTGTCCCCGTTCACAGACGGGCCGGACGTTACGTTCATCTCTCTCCAGTACAAAGAGCCACCCCTCGTTCCTGGGATTATCCATTGGCCGTTTATGGTCGAAACGCCGGACTATGACGACACGGCGGCGCTAGTCGCGGAATTGGACGCGGTGATTTCGGTTCCAACCTCGGTGATTAACCTTGCCGGCGCGCTCGGCACGCCGACGTGGGTTTTGCTGCCGAAGACCTACCACCATTGGCGCTATGGAATAAACGAGGCCACGCACCCCTGGTTTGGCTGCGTGAACGTCGTTCATGAGCCGTGGGATTTGAAATCGGTATTGGAGGCGACGGATGGCACTCGCGAATTACGGGCAGCTTAAAACGTCGATTGGCGCTGAATTGGCGCGAGATGGCGATACGGATTTCACGGCCAAGGTGCCGGATTTTGTCCGATTGTTCGAGGTCAATATCCAGCGGGATCTTCTGCATCGCCGGCAACAAACGAGCGAGACAATCGCGCTCGCGGCGAGCGGGACCAGTCTCACGCTGCCCACCGATTTCTTGAGCGCCGAGGCGGTGATATTGCAATCGACACCGCTCAAGGCGCTGGTGAGCAAGACGATCTACGACTTGTTCCAGGAATATCCAAATACAACGACGGCCCAGCCGGTGGCCTATGCGATCCAGGGCGGGAATATGCTCATTCGCCCGCCGTCCGATGCCGCCTATAACGTCGAATTACACTATTACCAGGCGCTAACCGTTTTGGCGGACGACGCGGACACGAATTGGCTTCTGACCAATTATCCGGATGTCTACCTCTACGGCTCCCTGGTGCATTCCGCGCCGTATCTTGAAGATGACGCGCGGCTCCAAGTGTGGATTGGCCTCTATGACAGGGCGGTGGGGGCGTTGAAAGGTGAAAGCGCGCGGGCGATCTACAGTGGTTCGCCAATCAAGACTCAGCTTGACGTGGTGGTCGTATGATCCCGGCCCCGACTGGTAAGGCCTGGGAGCAATGGGCGTGGTCCGTGATCCAGGTTCTCACCCCCAAGCTTCAGAACCTTGAAAACAGCAAATTCTCGCTAGGCCAGATTCCGAAAGTCGCGGCCTACACAGTGGCGACGCTTCCGAGCGCGACGACGCATTTCAATAGCGTGGTCATCGTGACGGATGAGGCCGGCGGTCGGACGCTCGCCACGAGCGACGGGACGAACTGGAAGCGCGTTAGCGACGGAGCGACTGTATCATGAGCACATCGGCATCGAATTATGGTGGTTATCCCGTACAGGACGCGGGGGACAACCTGAACACATGGGGCACCGACACCACGGCGGGGCTAAACAACGCCATCCAGCAGATGTCCGAGGGCATTCACGGCGTCGTTACCCATACGGTGACCGGGGACATGGCCCTCACGTCATCAAACTATGTGAGCCAGCAGAACCGCCAGCCGGGCCATATCCTCGCGGGTTCCCCGTCCGCCGCGTTTACGGTGACGTTGGCGAGCGTCAAAAGCCGGTTTTTGTTTCACAATAAATCGGGGCAAACCGCGACGATTAAGACTTCCGGCGGGTCCGAGACGGTCACTCTCGCGACGGGGCAGGGCGTCAGCATCGTTTGCGACGGGACTGATTGTTACGCCACCGGCCCGATTAATCTTGATGACCTGGGCGCGCCAACGTCATCCGTTTCAATGGGGTCGCAAAAAATCACAGCGCTTGCCACGGGGACGGCAACAACGGACGGCGTGAATGTCGGGCAGATGAACACGGCCATCGCATCGTCCGCGATTCCAGCGGCGTCCGGCGCGGTTCTGGTGAGCGCGAACGATACGACAGCTCGGTATCTGAACGGCGCTCTAGTGGCTGGTTCTGGCGTCACGTTGACCGAAAACAATGACGGCGCGGACGAAACGCTGACCGTGGCGGCGGATACCGCCGTGGTATCCCCTGTCTCGAATCTCAATCTTAACCACGCGATGGCGATGGGAGTGATGTAATGGCCGCACCAACGATTTCCGGCTCAACGACGGTCAAGGAATACGGGTTTTCCGTTGCCTTTTCGTCCGCGACCACGAACCGCAACTTTCTTTCCAACACGGCGAGCAGCGGCAAACTTGTCCGGCTCGTTTCCCTGGTGGCCGTGAATAACGACGCAAGCGCGGCGGCGGTTACGGCGCAGTGCAAGCGGTACAACCAAGACGGCGCGGGCATTAACTCCGATGTCGGAGACAGCCAAGTGGCTTACGGCTCGGACACCGTTGCTGGATCATCGCTAGGTGACGTTATCCCCCTCAACGTCTCCATCGCTGCCGGCAAGGCGGTTGTGCTTGTGGACCGCAACTCGCCGATCGACGTGATGGAGGACCAATCTTTGATTGGTCAGGCGTCGGCGGCGGACGATTTGACGCTTAACGGCATCTATCAGGTGATCGGCTAATGCGTAATCCCCTCATTGGCGGAGCGCTTCCCGACTGCCCGATCCAGCATGTCGCGGATGGGGTAGCGGCGGCTACCGATGCTGCCACGACGTTCCTGGCGACCCTTGGTGATACCGCCAATCTCGAAGCCGCTTGGTTGCCGGGGTATGAGCTTTCGTATCAAACGGCAAGTGGGCGCTTATACGGGAATGCCGTCGTTGCGCCCGCGTCCGGCGTGCGCGCAAACTATTACGACATGATTTTGGCGGATGTGCTCGGGGATACGAATCCGGCGGCATTTAATGGCACGCCAGGTGGCGCTTCGTCATCGGAATATATCAGCTTTGACGGCAGCTCGATTATCCGAAGCGTCGCCGCGCCCTCGACATTCATCAAAAGTTTAGCCAAGGACAGCGCCAACTTCTCACTTATGATTGCCTACTATCATGCGACCGGTGGCAGTGCATCTCAACACCTGTTTGGCACGCAGAACTCCAGTGCACGACAAGGGATTCAAATTCGTATCAACGATACCGGTTGGAACACCCCGGAGTTCTTCTCTTGGAATAATTCCGGCATCGCCGTCTCTGCTACCCATAGCGGCGGTGCCCTTGCCGCAGGATGGCATATTATCGGAGTTTCCGTCGATGAGGCGGCGACGACGGGGCATTTCATCGTTGACGGAACGGTTGATAGTTTCACGTCAACGTACTCGACGCCGACAACGTCGGACCCGGCCATGATATCAATCGGTGGCGTGGATGGGTCGGCGGCAACGTTACCGCTCAACAGCGGAACGCGCGTTGGTGACATCATCATGTGGAACACGGCAATCGGGTCGTCCGGCTTGACGACCGCGAGCGGCGTCCTTGAATCCAAATACGGGGTCTGAGATGACTTTATATTCCTTTAATGGCGCGGTTCCGGCCCCACTCCCCAAATCGCACCTTGCGGCGGATGGCACCAACTACACGGCCCTCAATGAGTTGTCCGATGCCAAACTGGCCACGCTGGGCTATGTCGCGGCCACAGGCGCGCCGGCATTCAATCCGAACACGCACAAGCAGTCTTGGGACGGGGCGGCATGGGCAACGGCAACCTTGACGACGGAAGAGACGGCGGCGCGGGTGGCGAGCGTCCGCGTCAAAAAACTAGACGCCCTCCGCGCCGAGTATCGCCGCCGATCTCAAGCGGGCATAACCTTCAACAGTATTCCCATTGCCACAACGCCGGACGCCGTCGCAGAGATCAAAGAACTGAAAGACGCTTACGCGGATGGGAGTTTGACCGGCACGAACAAGGTGACCACGCGCTCCGGCAAAGTGATTTCCATGACATCAGCGCTGGCGACCGCTCTATACCAACAGGCGGTCGCGCATAAGGCGGCACATCAGGCGGCTGAAAGCGCGCACGCCGAATATATCAACGACCCCGCCCGAACGGCTCAAGAAATAGCCGATCGGGACATCACCACCGGATGGCCGTCGTAACATGGCGAACTTCGCCCCCCGCCTCCGTCCTGGTGTCGTTAAGGACAACTCGGAATTGTCATCCGAGGGGGCCTATACCGATGCGGACAAGGTTCGATTCCGCGTCGTGAACGGGGAGGGCCTGCCACAAATCATCGGCGGGCAGGAAAAGGCGACGCTCGACACGGTTGCCGGGAAAGCGCGCGCGACCCATGCATGGGAAGACAACGCCGGGCAGAAACTTGTCGGCATTGGCACGCATAAAAAGCTCTATGTCTACCATGACGCCAGGATATGGGATGTCACCCCATCTCGGGCGAGCGGAGAGTTTACCAGCGGCATGGCGACCGTCGGCGGGTCAACCACTGTCACGGTCACGCACACGGCGCATGGGGTGACGGTTGGCGACGCGGCGTATTTGCAGTGCGCGGCGACGGTTGGCGGGTTGTCGATCGGCGCTTCTGGAACGCTTGGTTCGGGGCTTCTCGAAACCATCCAGAATTCCAAATTTATGATTATCAATCACACGGCGCACGGTCTGATCCGAGGGGAATACGCGACCCTCGGAAGTTCGGCGGCGGTTGGCGGCGTTGGAACGGGGGATATTGATAAAACCCACCGGGTCTATGTTCTTAACGATGACTCGTATCTGATCCACGTCGACACCGTGGCCACGAGTTCCGCCACGGGCGGCGGGACACCAACGTACACCTACTATCACGAGCACCCGGTTGAATCTGTCACGGACGCGGACACCTATGCTTTCACCGCTCGATCGGCGGCGGATGCGACGGCATCGGCTGCGGGAGGGGTGTCGAAATACTTCTATGAAGAGAACATTGGGCGCGAATTTGGCGTTACTCAGGCGGGGTATGGCACGGGGACTTATTCGTCAGGCTATTACTCCCGGTCATCCACCGAAAGCGACCTGCGGGCGCGGGTGTGGCATCTCTCGAATTATGGTCAAAACATGGTGGCCAACTATCGGGAGTCCCCGCTTTATCGTTGGGCCAACAATCTGAGCCAGAACGCGGCGGCGCTCTCGGCAACGGACGCCCCGGCGCAGTCCCTAAGCCACTTCATGACGCCCGAGCGGTTCCTGGTGGCCCTGGGGACAGAGGATGCGGCAACGTCGACACGGGACCCGATGCTCGCCGCCTGGGCGCTGCAAGAGGGCGGATTTACCAACGGTGACTGGACCCCGGCGGCGACGAACACGGCGGGCGATTTTAAGCTTGCCGAGGGCTCGCGCATTGTTGGCGGCATGGCGATGCCGTTCGTGAACGTGATCTGGACTGACACCGCGATGTATCAAATGCGGTATTTGCAAGACACCACCTTTGTTTTTGGCTTCGACCTCGCGGGCACCGGATGCGGTCTGATTGGCTCTAACGCGGCGGTCAGGGTCGGGGATACCGGCGCGGTATATTGGCTCTCCACCAGTCGGAAATTCTTTGTCTGGCAGGGCGGCGCGCCGCAAGAGGTTCAATGTCCTGTGCGCGAGTGGTTCTTTGACCGGCTCGCGAATGTCCAAGAGGAATTGATTTTTGGCGGTGTCAACGGACGCTGGAATGAAATTTGGTGGTTTTATCCGGGGGCGTCGAACGAGTGCGATTCCTACCTGATTTACAACTACAAGGAAAACCATTGGTCCATCGGCACCTATGACATCTCCGCCTGGGTTGATCGCGGCGTTCTTCAGTATCCGATGGGCATCCACACCGACGGCTCGGTCTATCTTCAGGAACGCGGGGATACCGACGGCGGCGACGCGATCACCTGGCACGTCGAGAGCGGTTATATCGATCTCGGTGATGGCGACAACCTCATGATGGTGCGGCGGGTCACGCCTGATTTCGCGGATCTTGTCGGCGGGGCAACCGTCACCATGACCGGGAAAATGTGGCCCCAAGGAACGGAGAGCGAGAAATCCTTTGGGACGCTTGGCTCAACCACAAAATACCTCGCGGCGCGGATCAAGGCGCGGCAGGTGAAGATCAGATATTCCGGATCTTCTGCTCCCGCGTCGGGACGGCTGGGCCGGATGACTTTTGATGTTCAACCGTCTGGTGAGAAGCGGTGACGCCGGAGACTTGGGCCAAGGCCAAGCCCTTGATCGAGGCGGCGATACGGCGAGGCTTGCCCACGCACAATGCGGAAGATGTCCGCGAGGCGATCGAAGCCAAGACCATGCGGCTTTGGTGCCACGGCGAGACAGCGATTGTTACCGAGATGGTTCAGTTCCCTCGACTGAAAGCGTGCCGGGTCGTTTTTGTCGGCGGGCGAATGGTCGATGTCGAGGAAATGAAGCCGGATAT